ATATTTTACCAACAATTATCCAGTTGTCCGCTGTTATTTGTTTTAATGTTGCCCCACCCCATTGTGCTGTAATTGGGATTGCTGCATTTGCACCATTTAAATTAACGCTCCCCGCTGGGGTTATTGTTACCTGACCTAGTCCCGCTTGAATTATATCAATCTCTGTACCTACAGGGAACGCTTGTAATGTATTTAATAGAATATTTACAGTTACAGCAGCTCCATTGTTAGAATATATAAAACTGCCTTCATGTGTGCCTAATGTTAGATTTATAGTTTGAGTTGTATCAGTAACTATTGGTCTTTTACCTGTTATATCTTGGTTGCCAGTTATAGCACCTGTCATTGCCCCACCCGCTTTTGGTAATGCAGCATCGGCTGTTAATCCTTGAGCTGCAGTAGCATAATCAGTGGTAGCAAAAGCTTTTACAGCAGCAAGGTTAGTTACTTCAGAGTCCATTAGGGCGCCAGCAGCTGTAACATTGGTAGCATCTGTTACATCAGCACTTGCTTCAATAGCATCTAATTTAGTTTTGTCTCCGTTTGCAAATGCTCCTTCTGATGGTTTAACTTGTAGTGTTGAGATTGTAACCCCTTTTACACCCGCTAAATCGGTCATTTCAGAATCCATCAATGCACCCGCGGCAGTAACGTTTGTTGCATCAGTTACGTCTGCTGAGGCTTCTATCGCGTCTAGCTTAGTCTTGTCTCCATCAACAAAAGCACCTTCACTTGGAGGCTGTTGTGCCGTCGCTCCTAATGCTGCGCCACTTGTAACCGTTGCAACTGCAACTGAATTAACTGTACCTGTTAAGTTACCTCCTAAAATTGTGGCTGTTGAATTTTGATTTGCTGTTGCTGCTAATCCTGCACCTGTGTTAAATGTTGACCAATCGGTTGAACTCAGAAATCCATTAGCTAAAGCTGTGGCTTGCGCAAGCGTTAAGTCAGGTGTTGTCGTTCCACTTGTTACAGATAAAGGCGCGTTTGCTGTGACTTCTGTTACTGTACCACCTCCGCCACCGCTATATTGAGGTATATTCAAAGTTGTACCTACTAAAGTAGCAGCGCCCGATGAACCAGTAGTCGTTAAGGTTATACTTCCTTGCTTACCATTAAATGTATTCCAATCAGTAGAGGTTAAATAACCATTTGCTGATGTAGTTGCCGCTGCCATTGATATAGCAGGTGTTGTTCCCCCTGAAGAAACTACTGGAGCTGTACCTGTAACACTTGTTACACCAGAACTTGTAACATAACCTGCGGACGAGTGATTTCCCCATCCATGAGCTGTATCCCATTGACCAACTTTAGTGTCGGTAATGGTATTAGTGCCCATGTCAATTATCTGGCTGTTGGCATCTAATGTACCCCCCAGCTGCGGAGTAAGATCTTCTACTAGATTAGAAAGCCCGCCTGCGTAGTTTGGAATGTTTAGCGTGTTACCAAGTAATGTGGCTACGCCTGATGTCCCAGTGGTAGTTAAGGTAACACTGCCTTGTTTAGCATTTAATTGAGTTTGTACATTAGAGCTCAATGTATTTATATATTGAAACTCAGTATTACTTACACTCCCATCTGCTAATTTTTCAGAATTTATTCCTGTACCAAGTTTAGCATTGCTAACAACTCCATTATCAATAGTCCAAGTTCCTCCTGAAGAACTTACAGTAATATCTCCTTTATCCCCATCTGTCAAAGCAGGGACTGCGTTTATTAAAGTTTTTAGTTCTGTTATTGCAGCCTGCACATTAGTCGCAGTTAAGCCACTTGTATTATTGTCATGCGCAACTTGTGTTCCTAGGTGAGTATGCGTTAAAGGGGCTTTGCCGTCTAATGCATTTTTTAAATCAGTTTGATCTAATAAAGTTCCTCCAATATCACCCCACTCTAAATCTCCGCCAGGGCCTGAGGTATTAGCTTTTTGTATAGCAAGTCCAAGTAGTCTTAGGGTATTAACTCTAAAATTAAAACCTTCTAATGGCTTTTTTTTGTTCTGATCTAATTTTAATAGTAAAGCCTCTAATTCATTATACGCTTCTACAGGAGTCATTATTTACTTGTTTTAAGTTTATTGGAGAGTCTCATTCTTTCTATATCTCTTTTTAACTGTCTTTCTTTGTCTGCCTCTGTTGATTTAGATGCTAGCTTTTTATCTGTGGAAGTTCGTTTCTCTTCTACTTCTAGCTGCTTCATTTCGTATTCTACTTCATCTTTTATAGCATTTCTATTAGTATCGTTGTCTTTAGCTGCTAAATTATTTTCTTTAATATCTAGTTCTCTATTCTTTAGATTCCAATCCATCTCATCTTTGTACTGCTTATACAGTCTTTCCTTTTCAGCTTCTTCTGACGCTGCTTCAATTTGACGAGCTTGAGACTCTTGTTGTTGTTTAGAAATTCTTTCAGAAGATGTTTCTAATTTTCTAACAAGGTCTTGTGTAGAATCTCCAAGGTGTATTGCTACCATATCACTCATAGTGGCTTGCCCTGATTGTACAGCTGCCATTGCTACTTGTTTTAGTGTATCATGTAGAGTTAACTCTTTGCCTGAGTTTGCTACATATATATCCATATGAGATTCTGATATCTCAGAAAAGTCTTGAATCATCTCAAGCCCTATTTCATCAAATACATACTGACCACTCTGTGGATACTTACTATACAAGTACTTAGCTTTTTCTAGTAATAGTGTTAGTGCTCTTTTTTCAAACTCAGACTGCTTATAGAACAAAGGTTCTGTTATAGCTGAAGACTGCTGGAATCCTACTTGAGTAGCAGTAGCAGTTTCTGAAGGACTTATTTGGGCTTCTCTTTGTCTGTTAATTCCCGTTACCTTAGCCATTTGATCTTCGAGCGACATCATAATCTCAGTGTATAATCTTATATCCTGATATGCCTGTGATTGTATAGCAGTAGCAGTTAGGGTATTAAATACTCCTGCAGATTTATTTTGTGATGGGCCTTTTAATATTTCTTGTGTAGGATCTAAAGGCGCTAGTTTTTTCTTTATTGCGTAGTTAAGCCACTTCTCTGCATCCCACCCATGAGGTACCATAGATGCATTATAGAAAGTCATTGTTCCAAAGTTAGCAGCAATCTCTTGTTCTCTTTTCCAATAAGCAATATCGTAAGAGTAGTCAAGAGGTTTTATTACATCCATTAATGAATGAACTTGACCTTGGTTAGTATTGTAATATTGTCCTACAAAATTAGGGTTACCTTCAGAAAGTTGATAAGGGGATCTAGACTGAAACTCTATAGGGCCCCAATCTACAAGTATATCATCCTTGATGAGTGTAGCTTTATACCATTCGTTTACCCAATACCAGTTGCATTTTTCTCCCTTGTTTTCATCTACAGGGTAGCCTTCTGGGATAATCATTTTTTGCTCTGACCCATCTAATGGATCATAGTAAGTAAGCTCTCCTATTTTTTTACGAGACCTCCAGTTAATGTATGTAACTAATACGTTACCGTCATTATCTACAAAGTTACCTCCGTATTGACTAATGTTAGGAGGTACTATTGTTACGTTAGGCAATGTACTATCTGCTGCAGCGGACATTAAACTATTGTCTATTGCACTGTATGGATTTCTAGCTTTACTCTTAGTGTCTAAGCCTGCTTCTAACTCGTCTATTTGTTTAGCAGTTAGTTTGTCATAGTAGCGGTCAATTATCTGTCCTACTGACTTATAATCAAACCATACTATAATATCAGAATCTTCTACCTTTTCAGAGTATCCAGACCCTAATGTATAAAACTGTAAAGGATTTACTTTTTCTATTAGCAAGTCTCTTCCTGTAACATCTATGTACATAACCTCTTCTCCACATACTAAGGCATCCTCCCAGCATTGTGCAAACTTATATTTAAGGTCATTCCTCTGTACTTCTCTTTTTAAAATCTTAGTGGCTGTCTGCTCTCTAATGTCTTGATATTCGTACTTTAAGTATTTTGATAGGTTCTGTAACTCTGCCTCGGCAGTTTGCTCGTTTAATGACTCAGACATTACCATGTTCTGAACTTTACCTATAAGCAAGTTTTTTAAATCTTTTTCTTTTTTGTTTATGCCATCCCTGTCTTTAGAAGAAAGAAACACTTTAAAGTTTAAAGGTCTTTTAAGCTTTTCTCCTATTAATAGATTTACATAAGCGTTACCTCTTCCAATGTGTTTAAAGGTATCTGGGAAAGTGTCGTCTTTTAATTTATGAGGATTGCAGATTACTTCTACATCTTCTAAATTAATTTTATTTATCCTTAAGTTATAATTAGTTACTTTATTTCTAATTGATTTCCTAATATTGCTATTGTTTTGAAAAATAGGCTCTGCGGCTGCTTTAGCACATTCCATTGCCCACTTCTCATTCTTTTTAGCTTGAGGAATTTTTTGCCTAGGAAAACTTGAAATATAATTCGACATGTTTGCAAATTTAGGCAAAATTAAGTATAAGTTTTATTAATTACTTATTTTCACCGTAATCATATATAGTGGTTTTTACTACTCCTATCTCTGATTTATCAGCCCCTAACCCAAATTGTTTAAAGTAATTAGATGCAGTATAAACTTCTTGTTGTTTTTGAGAGGTAGTTTCTTCTTCTTTGTATAACGTATTGTCATACCACATTACCTGTATAAACGCAGACACCCTATCAAAGTTTCCTTTAGGATTCCATTTAATCAGCTCTTCTAATAGCCCTAATGATTTTATTTGACTTAGTTGTAGTAAGGAGTCTCCTTCTTTTAAAATAGTTAATAGATGCGACTTAATAAAGTTACGTCCAGTATCATTGACTCTAGTTGTAGCAGGTAGTCCTTTAGATGAGTTAGTGTTTATTCTATAGGTATCTCTGTTCCTAAGTTCCATAGGAGTTTCTGCTAATAGATGAGTTTGGTTTCTATTAGAAAAGTAAGTGTACATTCCTAGTAGAGACTGTTCATACATAATACTGCAATTGTAGTATAGCGCCAATCTTCTAGATATTTCGTAAGCTTCGTTAGGGTCTTCTCTTCTACCTGTAAATTCTGCTACTACTTTACCTGTCCATCTATCAAATACTAGTGCGCAGAATAAAGAATCTGTAGTAGACAAAGCTTTATCTACACTATCGACTCCTATTATATACCTATTAAACGGTATAATATTCTGGTCATTGAGTTGTGGTTTTTCAAATAACTCTATAGCTCCCTTCTTGGAATACCCAGGGGGTAAGGGATACTCCCTAATAGGTCTTAATTCTAAATCTGTTTTCCATTCTAGTTTTCCTTCTGTGTATGTAAGGCTTCCTACATAGCTAGCGTCGCTTCCTTTATGAGGGTTAGACATAAGATCTGCTAAATGATCTTTTAGTAGTAAAGAAGGGAAGAAGTTATTTTCAGGATCTAAGAAAGCTTCAGAAGGTATACGAGGTGCGTTTACTACTAAAGACTGATATACCCTAGGATCTGGATTATTTTTTGCTTTTGTTCTTTCATACTGAAGAGCTACGTTAGCTTTATCTTGATCAGTTATAAGTTCAGGCTTTGATTTATATTCATTTCTTGTTTTATCAATAGGTACAAAATATCCTATTTTACCTCTTTGCTCAAATATATCTTCAAACTCTATGCAGTTATAATCACTAGGGTTTCTAAATATTTTTTCTGCATACTTTACAGCTGCTCCTTGGAATAAACCTCCTGTACCTAACATCCATATAACTAAGTTCTTATGTTCTTTAGATGTCTGAGATCCCATCATAGCACCTAAGGCATCTATAATATTAGTAAAGAATCCAATCTCATCTAAAGCTGCAAGGTTAGGTCTACCCGCGTTACCTGCCATAGGGTTATCCTTAAAGGTACGATGGTATAGCTTAGAGCCATGTTTAGAAGTTAAGTTATGATTAGCTTGCCATGAGCCTCTAAAGGAGCATAAGAAGGGCGGAGGATACTTTACAGAATCTCCTTTGACTCTAATACTTTCGCCTCCTTTCATGTGAGCCCACGAGTATCTTACTTTATCTAATAGCGGAACTGTATACTTGGTATCAATAGCTCCTACTATAGTATCTGATACAGTATACATTCCTTTTTTAGCTTTTTCCAGATAGACGTCATAATCTGTAGCGCCTCCAAATAAAAAGTTATGGGATATTAAACCCGCAGTAGCAAATGATTTACCTCCACCCCTAGCCTGAATAGATATAAAGTTTTGTGAAGAGTTTTTGTATAAAGGTTTTCCTAAAGAGTTTCCGTGGTTTTTTCTCAAGTAATCTCTAGCAGAAACATATA